ACCGGAACATCTCCATAGCAAGATCATGGGGAACCCGATCACTTGCATCAGAAAGGTCGATCGTTGCTAACCGACCAGTATTCGACGAACTAATCGCGAGATTCTGGTTAATGGACTGATCACGAAAATTAACGTGACCAGAACTAAGCCAGTTTTCAGATTCAATCTTCTTGTACAAGATAGACTGAATCCCATGCTGTACAAATTGCATACAACATGGCTCTATAGCGATTATACGGGGACTTTTGAGTGTCTTAGGAACTGAAATTACCCTAGTAGGGTCTTCAGAATCCTCTGGTACAACCGATAACAAATTGAGCTCCTCCAGCTGATTAACGATACCCAAAGGGTACGCGTTATCCACGAGAGGGAAATAAGGCTCAAGACGGTCGTGCCAGCGTAGCCAATCATACTTCCGGTTTCCGGAAATATATTCGGCAGTTTGTCCGGGACCATGTTTGGGACTACATTTGGATAGTACAATCGTACTAACCATAGGAGCCCATAACATATCAGAGACGCGAATAAAGTCACGCGTCTCTGACTCAGACAATGCGAACACATCAAAAAGGCGCTCAATGGTGGCGAAACTTTCGAACGCGAGGTGCTCCCTCCTGGGAGTACACTCGATCTTGAGCTTCTTGAAGGACAGACAAATTTGTCTGATCCCCTCGATGCACGAGATAACGTTCGAGCTTTTTTGGGTTTCATCACTAACAATCCTTCCTGTCTCTCGGTCGAAGACTTGACTGATCATACCTTGCAAAAATGCAGGAATTGATCCATGTTTTCGGAAAGTCCGGAAACATGCTGAGTCAATAAACCCGTTTGCCAGACTTCTCTCGAAGTCACGGCAATAAATGGGTAAGGTTATCGTAAGAAACGATAAACCTTGGTTTTCGACCCGTGATTTGATTGTTTCCAGATCACGTAAATCAGAGACATCAGCGATGCACTTGGCACAAGCATCTATATAGATGCTTCGTACCAACTCGAGATAGTCACTTGCGTAGCTTTTCAAGCTGTCCTCCTAAAGGAGGGTCAACTTCTAGCTACTAAGTCTGTATCATTGGTGCCAGTATTGGCACCAACCAAGTGGTACCAACACGAAAAAAGCAGTTACAAGATATAGATAAGGGGGTATACACCCTCAATATCCTGATCTTCAGTTATTCAGCTCTCAGAGCCAAACAACTGTTGAACTGCCGTGTCAGATAACCAGGTCTTAAGACCGGTTACAAGCTGTTGTGTCTGCGCCAGAGAAAAGCCATATAATGGCCGATCGATGACGAAGTAAAAGGTCAGAGTGTCATAGTCGTTGGATGTTGAATCCAACGGGTTTGTCACAATGGCCCGCTGATCAATTCTCGACATGGACCTAATTCGGTCCTTCTGTCGAATATGCGAAATGGTCAGACGAAAAGTTTCGTCTGGCAACTGATAGGTACTTTTGGTACCATCAGTTTCAATTCGCGGCATTGATTTCGCGACAG